GTGTTTGACGGCAAGGAGACGAAGTTCGAGGCCACCTTCCTGATCGACAAGGCGAAGAACGCCGCGAAGATCAAGGAGATCAAGGCCGCCATTGAGGGCATGATCAAGGATGACCTCAAGGGCGCCAAGCTCCCCCCGGACAAGGTCTGCATGAAGGACGGCGACAGCATCGACTACGCTGGCTACGCCGGAACCATGAGCCTCAAGGCCTCCAGCACGAAGCGCCCCATCATCATCGACCGCGACAAATCGCCGCTGACCGAGGACGACAACAAGTTCTACGCGGGCTGCTACGTCAACGCCTCGCTGGAGCTGTGGGCGCAGAACAACAACTACGGCAAGCGCATTAACTGCAACTTGCTGGGCGTTCAGTTCATGAAGGACGGCGAACCCTTCGCCGACGGCGTCAAGGGAAGCATCGACGACTTTGAGGCCTTCACCGACGAGGACGTTGACTTCATTTGATCCAACGCGCCGCTCGGGAAACTGGGCGGCGCACTCGCATATCCACTAAATTGAGGCCACTCCTCATGCTCGTCCTCGACTGCGAAGTTTACACCGACTACTTCCTGATCATGTTCAAGAACATTGAGAGCGGGCGCTACGCCTCCTACGAGATGTTTGAGGGGCAGGAGTTGCACAGGTCCCGCGTCATCCAGCTCATGAAGGAAAACACGACTGTGTCCTTCAACGGCATCGGCTACGACATCCACATCATCTCCGCCGCCCTTGAGGGCTGGCCCTGTGACGCCATCAAGCGGTTCTCTGACGAGATCATCCGCTCCAATTTGCCCGCGTGGCAGGTGGCCAAGGACAACCGCCTGCGCCTCAAGCACGACTGGGACCACATCGACATCATTGACGTGGCGCCGGGCAAGGCGGGCCTCAAGATTTACGGCGGGCGCATGCACGCCCCCAAGCTTCAGGACCTTCCCATTGCCCCTGACGCGCTCATCAGCTTCGAGCAGCGCGTGGAGCTGCGCCGGTACTGCAAGAACGATCTCGACACCACCGAGGCGCTCTACCGCAAGCTGGAGCCCGCCATTAAACTGCGGGAGCAGATTGGCGCGCAGTATGGGGGCATTGACCTGCGCTCCAAGTCCGACGCGCAAATTGCCGAGGCCGTCATCAAGTACCGCCTGCACGAGTACACCGGGCGCAGCTACAAGCCCCTAAAGGTCGCCGTGGGGCACCTGTGCCGGTACGAGGACCCGAAGATCGTCAGTTTCCAAAGCCCTGAGCTTCAAAAAGTTTTCCACAGGATTTTACAGACGGGCTTTCCGGTCGGCTCAAACGGCGCGGTCCAGATGCCCGATTGGTTGCAGAAGACCAAGATCAGGATTGGCCAGAACGACTACCAGATGGGGATTGGGGGCCTGCACTCCTGCGAGAAGGGGCAGAATATCGTGGCGGGGCCTGACCAGATCCTCGCCGACTTTGACGTGGCCTCGTACTATCCCAGTATCATCCTGAAGTTGAAGCTGGCGCCCAAGGACATGGGGTCGGACTTCCTGCTGATCTATCAGGACATCGTGACCGAGCGCCTTCAGGCCAAGTCGCGGGGCGACAAGCTGACCGCCGACACGTTGAAGATCGTTGTGAACGGGAGCTTCGGGAAGCTGGGCAGCATGTACAGCGCCCTCTACGCGCCCGAGCTGATGATCCAGACGACGATTACGGGCCAGCTCTGCCTGCTCATGCTGATTGAATGGGTCGAGAGCGTCGGCGCCCGAGTGGTGAGCGCCAACACGGACGGCATCGTGGTGCTGTGCGACAAGGTCCGCGAGAAGTGGCTGGAGGAGGCCATGTTCGACTGGATGCTGACGACGAGCTTTGAGCTTGAGCGCGCGGACTACAAGTCGATCCACTCGCGCGACGTGAACAACTACATTGCCGTGAAGCCTGACGGGAAGACGAAGCGCAAGGGCGTCTACGCCGAGCCGGTGCTGTCCAAGAACCCCGACTTCACCATCGTCACGGACGCGGCGGCGCAGTTCCTGAGCAAGAACGCCCCGGTTGAAGACACGATCAGGTCCAGCGCGGATGTGCGGGGCTTTGTGACTGTGCGCCAAGTCACCGGGGGCGGCCTGTGGCGCGGCGAGTATCTCGGCAAGGCCGTGCGGTTCTATTACTCTACGCAGGTGGGCCGAGACGAACACCTGAGCTACGCCAAGAACAGCAACAAGGTGCCGCGCTCTGACGGGGCCAAGCCCCTGATGACGCTGCCCGCCGAGTTGCCTGACGACATAGACTTTGATCGGTACATCGAGATGGCGCGCGGCGCGCTAAGGGAAATGGGAGTGATCAAATGAGTGAAGCATCTATGAATAAAGAAAATCAGGCGTATACGCTTGGTGAACCACCGACGTTCAAATGTTTTCAAGAGGACAATGAGTGGCGGTTCTATTGTCCGAACTGCAAAAAAGAACATCATCATGGAATTGGGCCGGGGCACCGCATAGCGCACTGTTCAAAAGGCCCGTTCAAGAAAACCGGCTATTTTCTCGTTTTAAATGAAGAAGGGGGAACAAAATGAATGACACAAATAAATTGATTGATGAGTGCATCGACTTGGCCACGGTGATGCGGCCATTCATTGCAAACAAACGCGGGCCGGTCGTGATGACGACGCTGTGCATGCTCACAGCGGAAGCTATAGTTAACACTGCCCCCAGCGCCACCACGGAAGAGATGTTCCGCATGGTTGACCAGTGCATTCGCGATTATACCATGCGTCTGGAGGATGCATCCGATGACGCCCCGTGAAGTCATACCCGCACACATATCCGAGGAGGTGGAGGACGAAGTCTCCATCACCCTCAACAAGATGGTGGACAAAATGCGAATCAAACCCGTCTCCAAGCGCCAGTGGAAGGCCCGCCTGAAGTTGGGCCGGTGGATACCCCGCATGGTCGTTGAGCGGTGGTCCTTGATTGCACCAGAGGGAATGAAATTAGTCTGGCACCCGGAGGAGGATTTCCTCAAAATCCAGCCCAAGATTTTCATGGCCTATCGCGACTATCACCCCATTAAAAAGGCGTGGGAATAATGCTTGAGAGAGTCATCGAGGCGGCGCTCGTGCGGCGCGTGAAGGAGTTGGGCGGCCTGTGTGAGAAGTTCGTCTCGCCCGGTCGGCGCAGCGTTCCCGACCGCATCGTCACGCTGCCGGGCGGGCGCATTGTGTTTGTTGAGTTGAAGGCCCCCGGCAAAAAGCCGACCGAGTTGCAGGAGCGCGACCACTGGCGGCGCAGGAAGTTGGGCTGCGAGGTCGTGGTCATCAACAGCATGGAAGAGGCAAGGAGCTTCGAATGAGCAACTTTAACGCCGAGAAATCAAAACAAAACAGAGACGCAGGCATAGAGCGCGTAGCCAATTCCAATTCATTTTGGTTGGCCGCAGTTCATGATCGGCTGCGCAAAATATCAAAGGAAAGGGAGGGGCAACTTGTTACGGGAGAAGATGTTCGCGCTACTCTCACAGAACTTGGGCTTGAGCCAAACCACCCCAATGCTTGGGGGGCCCTTATAAACGGGTTGGTGAAGAAGAAGGTTCTGCTTCCAACCGGCGTTTATCGGCCCATGAAAGACCCCCGCAGTCATGCCAGAAGCACTCGCGTTTATGCATTGTCTGGATGGCAAGAGTGATGCTTTCTCGTGAAAACCTCCACGCCTACCAGCGCCGCGCCGTCTCCTTCATCAAGGACCAACGCCGCTGCGGCCTGTTCCTTGACATGGGTTTAGGAAAAACCTCCTCTGCACTTACCGCCGTCAGTGACCTGCGCGACGAGTTTGCGATCCACAAAGTTCTGATCGTTGCGCCCCTGCGCGTGGCCAACAGCGTCTGGGCGCAGGAGGTGCGCAAGTGGGCGCACCTGAAGCATCTTCGGGTGTCCGTCTGCACGGGATCGCAGAAGGCCCGTCTGGTGGCGCTACAGGCTGACGCGGACGTGTTCGTGATTAATCGCGAGAACATCGCTTGGCTCGTTGAGAGGCTGGCGTTCAAATGGCCCTTCGACATGGTCATCATCGACGAGAGCAGCTCATTCAAAAACCCGTCCTCGCAGCGTTTCAAGGCAATGCGGCGTGTGTTGGCGAGGACTGAATACATGGTCCTGTTGACTGGCACACCGTCGCCCAACGGCCTCCTCGACCTCTGGTCGCAGATATACATGATCGACTTCGGGCAAACGCTGGGCCGCACTATGACGGCCTACAAGCAGCGGTTCTTTGAGGCCGACTTCATGGGCTACAAATTCACGCCGCGCGAGGGTTCCGCCGACAAGATCCACTCCCTGATTGCGCCCAGCGTCATCCACATGAGCGCCGAGGACTACCTCGACTTGCCCAAGCGCATTGACCTCATTGAGAGTGTTGATCTGGATCGGGAAACCCTCGCGAAATACAACGAGTTTGAAGAGACGCTGTTGGCCGAGCTTGATAACGGCGAAGAGGTTGAGGCCGCCACTGCGGCGGTGCTGGCCAACAAGCTCCTGCAATTTTCCAACGGGGCCATGTACACCGATACGAACGGGAACTGGTCAGTGATCCACACTGGAAAGTTCGACGCCCTCGCCGAAATCATAGAGGAGAACCCCAATGAAAATTTATTGGTCGCCTACAACTATCGCTTTGACCTTGAGCTTCTCACGGCCCGCTTTCCCAATGCGGTTGTCTTGGACAAGTCGCAAGAGACGATTGACCGTTGGAATCGGGGCGAAATCAAAATGCTCTTGGCTCATCCGGCGTCTGCGGGGCACGGGCTAAACTTGCAGGAGGGGGGTTCCGTCATTGTCTGGTTCGGCCTGACGTGGTCGCTTGAGTTGTACCAACAATTCAATGCGCGGCTGCACCGGCAGGGCCAAACAAAGCCGGTGAGGATATTGCACGTCGTCGCAAAGAAAACGATTGACGAACGTGTTTTGAGCGTTCTATCGTCCAAGGATGCTACGCAGAAGAACTTGCTCTCTGCGTTGAAGCCCTGATTGAAATGGAGATAACAGGTAAATGAAGTTTCTCATCACCATGAATATGCCCTCGCGTAACAACGCCATCCACCAGATCATCTGTGAATATCCGGCCAAGGGGTTGGCCGATTTTTGCGATGCGCTGGAGCGGCGTGAGTTTACTATTGTTGAAGAGTTCTACAAAAACAGCGAGACGGTCCTCGGTCTAGATCCCTACTACTCGGTGGGACTGACCGGCATCAACTACCGTTACGTTGGAAAGATAAAGGAGCTTGGTGTTGTCACCAGCGCACATAAAAACATGAAGAAGGAATATTGAAATGAACCACACCGACATCCTCACCCAGTCCGTCCTCACGCTCCGCGACCGGGACGCCCAGTACGGTAGCATGCAGGAGACAATGACCCGCGCCTGCCAACTCTTTGAGATGATTACCGGCAGCCCCCTGAGTCCCTACCACGCCAACATCTTCATGCACGCTTTGAAGTTGGCGCGCGTCAGGTCATCGCCCGGCAAGCTCGACAACTACATCGACGGCATCAACTACCTTGCCTTCGCCGGTGAGTTCGCCGTGCCCCCGGGCGGGGCCGAGGCTCTTGTCAACGCCGGAATGCGCGACCTCGTCGAGCAGATGAACACGCAGGAGGGTTGACCCAAAATAGTACAGCGTATGCGTGTCCGCGTTAATGAAATGGCGACTTCTCTGCCCTAAAGTGGGGAAGTCGCCGACATTGATATGGAGATTGACATGGTCCGCATACAGGACAAGTTGAGGAAGACCAACCTCTTCATCGACCCGGCCTACCCCGTCAGCAAGAGTGTGCTGATCAACCCGGACGGCATTGAGGCCGCCGACTACATTGACACCGTGACCGAGGCGCTGGCGAAGATTGCCCACCTCGCCCTGAACAACATCACAGATGAGACCGTGAAGGCCGAGATCACTCGGGCCTATTACCAAGCAGTTGGAGTTAGACATGACATTAAATGCTGAACTGAAGATCGTGGGCGCCCTGATGCTCCTCATCGCCGTCAACGTCATCATTGGCTGGGGAGGCTGATGTGTCTGATCCCAAAGACTACCGGATTGAGATTAAGGTCAAAAACAATCGCCTCCTGACCAAGATGGAGCAGGCGGGCTACCCCACTGTGGCGAAGCTTGCTGACACAAT